AAACAAGAAAATTGGATTAAATGATATATTTGGATATTAATGATTATTGGGCTACATTTGTGGCCCAATAATTGTTTTTTTTGTAAACTTTTTGTATATTAAATAAAAATAGATTTTGATTTATTAACATTTTTAAAAAATAATTTTATGAAAAATTTTTGTAATTTATGGGTAATTTAATTGATTTACCAAACATTAGTTTAGATTCAGTTGTAAATGAAAGAAATGATGAACAAAAACCAAAAAAAGAAGGTTTTGATGTTAAAAACTACCTGAATGTAAGGCTTTCAGATGGAGAAGACCAAAAGACGCTTACAATAAGGCTATTACCGATGGACTTGGAAACAGGTAGTCCGTTTGCGAAGATACACATTCACAACGTTAAAGTCCCTCAAGATATGGTAAAGCCTGGCGAAAAGCCGTATAAATCATACATTTGTTTAAATAAGACGGAAGGAATTGACCATGAGAAGTATGGTACAAAATGTCCATTTTGTGAAATGAACTATGCCGCTTATTTAGAATCAACAAAGGAAACAGACCCTGTAAAAAAGAAAGCATTGCAAGAAGCGTCTCTTGCGTTTAAGAGCCAAGAGGCTGTTATTGTTAGGTGTATTGAGCGTGGAAAAGAGTCGGATGGTGTTAAGTTTTGGAAATTTAACATTAGGGCAAAAGATAAGACCGACCCATACAATCAAATTTTAAATTTGGCCAAGTTAAGGGAAGAAGCCGCAAAAAAGAAAGGCGAAGAAAACAATATTCTTGATATCTACACAGGCCGTGATTTGAATGTTACAATTACATCAGCAGAAAAATCGGCACCAAGCATTATTGATGACGGTGACAGAAGCCCATTGTCAAAAGATGAGGAACTTATGAAGAAATGGATATTCGACACAAAGAGATGGCAAGATGTGTTTACGTGCAAGCCTTATGAATATCTTAATCTTGTTGCGCAAATGAGAACTCCATGGTTTGACAAATCAAAAGGTATTTGGGTTGACAAGGAAGAATATGATGCAGAACATGGCGCAAATACAAAAGATATTAATGACGAAATTAAAAATGCTGAAAACAAGGTAAAAGAAAACGAAAATTCTAAAAATAATTCATTTGTTAATTCATTGGAAATTAACGATAGCGATTTACCTTATTAATTATGTGTAATCACGGAAAAATTAAATTTAATTATGGAGCAATGGGTAGTGGCAAAAGTCTTCATTTGATTGCCACGGCCCACAACTTCAAAATGCATTCAATACCTTTTATTGTTCTTAAAAGCAGAATAGATGATAGGGATGGCGAAGATATTGTTCATTCTAGGGCAATAGGAGACATTGAATGTGTTGGAATTACGGTTGAAGATAATATTTTTAGCCTTGTTTCAAATTACTTAAACGCTGATTTGTTTTATGGAGCAAAAGGCCTTAAATGGATTCTTATAGACGAATGCCAATTTTTAACAGAAAAACAGGTTGATGAATTGGCAGCAGTTGCAGATAATTTTGGAATAAACGTTTTGTGTTACGGGCTAAGAACTGATTTTAAAACGCAATTATTTCCTGGTTCAAAAAGGCTATTTGAAATAGCAGATAGTTTTGAGGAAATAAAATCAAGTTGCTATTGCAACAGTAAGACTATTTTTAATGCAAGAATAAATAAAGAGGGTGAAATTGTTACTGACGGAGAACAAATCGAAGTCGGTGGAGATGACAGATATGTCTCTTTGTGTAGAAAATGCTATTTTGAAAAGACAAATAACCCTTTGTATAATAAAAATGATTAATTATGGCACAGCCACAAAAAAAAGCACCTATTAAAAAGAAGAATACAATTTCAGATTTAAAAGCAAAAATGGGATTTGGGGTTTCTGTTGAAAAGGGAAATATACAAGGAAATAGTAATGCAGATAAGCCTCTTGATTGGATATTAATGCCAAAAGCATTTCAGGATGCTTTAAAGTTACCGGGATGGCCGCAAGGGTATGTAAGCTGTTGTGTTGGTTGGCCCTCGACTGGTAAAAGTACATTGATAAATCATGCAATAATAGCGGCACAAAGGCAAGGTTTGATACCAATTATATATGATACGGAAAATAATTTTGACTTTAATTATGCAATTGATATGGGTATGGAAGCAACTCCTGTTTATGGCGATATTAATGTTGAAGTTGTTGACCCAGAGACTGGTGATGTTTCCATTGTCAAAGAAAATAGAATAATTGAATATGATGGACCATTTGTCTATTTTAATAATACGATACTTGTTAATAGATATGGCGACATAGATTATTCCACCGGTAAACATGGGTCTAAAAAAAGAAACAAGGCTGTAATTGAAGATATGGTTTATTCTATAAATGAATTCTTAGAGTTACAAGCTAATGGGGAGATTGAACAAGGATTAGTATTTTTGTGGGACTCTGTTGGCTCAATTGGTGGATTGAAATCTTACAATAGTAAAGTTGGAAACAACATGTTTGATGCTGGGACAATTTCTGCTGCGTTTCAGGATATTATGGATAACTCGATTCCTTCATCTAGAAAGGCTTCATCACCGTATACAAATACTATGATAATAATAAATAAAGTTTGGCTTGACTCAACTTCTAACCCAGTTGGGCCACCAAGTTTAGAGTTAAAAGGAGGTAAGTCAATAACTTATAGGAGTAGACTTGTTGTATTATTAGGAGGGCAATTAAAAGCTGGCATTAAAAGATTAACAGCAACATCTAAAGGCTTTGATTATAATTATGGTATACAAACAAAAATTCGGGTTTTAAAAAATCAATTACCTTCTCCATATAATGTAACTTATCAAGGTGAATTTATTTGTACGGATATTGGCATAATTGGTACAACAAAAGAAGAGATTGATGATTATAAGAAAAAAAGAATACCATATATTTTAGAAAAGTTAAATAATATGGCAAAAGAAAGTGGTCAAATTGAAAATTTGACATCGGAAGACATCTCATATAAAGAAAGTGATGAAGATGTTGAATATTGATAAAAAATAAGAGCCTGTTCAAGGTATTTGGATAAAGATGATAAATATGCGACAAATGAATGTAAACTTTTAAGCATAATTAAAGGATAACTACTATTTATGTTATAAAGTAAATTACAATGTATTGTATGGCTTTTAATATAAATTAAACAACAATAAGGTGCTACTATGGAAATAGTAGTGCCTTTTTTTGTTGTTCGTTAATAATTCTAAAAAACTATTTTTATGGCTAAGAAAAAGAGACTTGTAGAATCATTAGATGAAGATGAACTTGCTTACATTAGTGAAAAAATGTATCCAATT